GGTTGAGTCTAGTGCGGCCAGTCCATCTCCTGCATCTATGGTATTGACTTGGGCGCCATTGGCAACCCCGGTGGCTTGTGATGCCGTAGCACCCGAAGCCGCACCTGATTCAACTGTAGCGGCTGCCGTTCCGCCCACGTTGGTTGTGTTGAGTGAAGTGTTTAAGCCTGTGACGTCTGCATTGCCAGGCGCACTAGTTCCGCTTTTTCTGCCAATCGTTACCCAATCAATTAGAAAGTCATCTCCTGAACCGAAACCCAAATCTAGCCTGATTTGTAGAATTGTATTATCAATCCAATCTGTGCCGCCAATAGTAAGCGACGACATATCCCACTCCATAATGACCCATTGACCTGTGGTTGTCGTGTCGCTGTGATCCTTATAATACGAGCCAGAAAAAGCATGCCCTGCTGTTGAGTAGAACAGCTTTCCATCCCATGTGCTGCCAGATATACGCCATACTCTAGCGCGGATAATAAAGTTGTCTGCGCCTACCACCGTTAATCCAGATGGGCTTTCGAGAATCGGGTCTAAGCCCGTTGCAGACAACCGAACTGTGCCGTTGTTTTGGCTAACCAAAGTTGAATTGTTGGTAGCCGAAAACCCATCAAGCGAACTCGCCGCAAACGGCCAACTGACTGCTGGTACAAATGTGTTCTCGCCAGTGACATCTGCGTTGTTGTCTGGTCGATTGCCCGCCCCATCAGCTACAGCGGCCCACTCGACCGCCTGCGCCTGGTTAAGTGCCGCTGTTGCGGTAATGGTGCTTGTGTCATTGTCTGGGTTGCGGTCGGATAGAACCTGACCGGATGATCCTGTGCCGATTGCGCGTACCCAATACCACCGTTCATCACCATTAGTGATCGGATCCGCTGTTGTACTAGCGTCGTGCTTGAACGATGTTAGCATACCGCGCCCGATCTCAACCGCCGCGCCCCATGCGGATGTTTCCGATGCGTATAAAATAACGCCGGCAAACTTGCTAACGTTCTCCGGGTTGGTCCAGTTCAAGTCTATCGACTTGATGCCCGCTGCGGCGGCTAGATTCTGCGGGTCAGGTACGCCTGGAAAACCATCAACGATCACACCGGTTGATGTTACCGTTGAATACGCACCCTCCGCAGGATCCGCGTAACTGCCAGAATCATCTTCGACCAATGTTAAATCAACGCCGCCGTTGTCCGAGAAAGCCCAGGCCATACAACGAAAAACCTTGTTAGTCCATCCGAAATCTTCAACCGTCAAATTGACGCGATCCCCAACGGCAACCCGCAACCCGCTGAGATTGCAGGGGAAGCTAACTATTTTCTGTTGGTCGCTCAATTGAACCAACTTGTTAGCGATGCGCTGCGCCATGTAGCTCGAATTTGTAAACGGTAAATCTATCTCACGCTCGAGTACCTCGCCATTGTCGCGGTTTAACGCTGCGGTAAGCTGGACCTTTGGGAATTCCATTGACTTATGCTGTTGTGCCGGGTCAATGAAAATGCCGCCGCAAGTGTTGAACCGCTCTGACCTTTCTACGCTGGTTTTGACCGTGATGGGTCCAATCAAATCGTCCTCATCCAGCGATTCGGTCGGCGCCTCGTATATTCCCGCCCGGACAACGTAAATCCCACCGGTGTATATAAGCGTTCCATTCATAGACGACAGCAATTTATTAATGTTGATTTGGTGCTTATCCGTTGCAAACAAAACGCCGTTAGCGGTGAATCGCTTTTGTGTTGCCGATGTAGGTATCGCCACTGTTTGGTCGCATGCGTCGGCTGCGGTAACTACTGCCGCCCAGTCGATTTTAGATACAGCAATACCCATGCCAAACCTGGCATTAACTAGATAGTCCACAACGCAAAGCGCCGGGTTGTCGGTGTATGCCTGGTATGTTGCACTCGTAGGGCTTTCGCCTACTGTACTATCTAGCCTCGGGTCGTACACCTCATTGCGCCCCTGCACCAAGGCTTTGATGTTGTTGGGCGCGTATTTGTCCCAAAGTTCCTGACTTGAGTTATTGAGTACGAATGTTGTTGCAATGTTGGCAATACCTCTGCCTCGGTGATCTGACGTATAACCGGTGAATCCTGCTACCAGGTCGGTGTCGGCCACTTGCGTTGATGTGCCTAGATTCTTGACTATCTTGACAATATCCTCGCCACCGAGCGGCGCGAATGTACCCGACTCAACCCAATTATCACCGGCAATATTGGCCGCTGTGATAATTTGATCGTCGAGCCATATTTCTGTGATTGCCTCGACCGGGTGCCCTGCCAGCGCCACAACGTGATGCAGTTTTTTATTGCCTGATCCGCTAACACCGACAAACGAAAGCGGACCCGATACCAGAGCCTCGCCGTAAATTATTTTCTGGCTTTCGATTGTGCCCCTGGCTGTGACTTGCCGCGAGCGATCATTGTCTTTGATGCCTTGGTTTATGCCGGGCTTTGCCAGTTTGGTAACGAGCATTGTACCGCCGACAATAATTGCGGCGCCAACGGCAAACGCGGCACCGCCTACAACAGCAATCCCGACAAGACCTGCGGCGGCTGTACCAATGGCGGCGACAAATGCGATTACTGGTGGCATACTGACCAACCCTCGATAATGTGGCGATGATGAACCCGCGTTAACCCGTGTCTAGTCAGACAAACCGCGTGTTCTCCGAACTTTATACCCATCGCATCGCCGACTGTTCGCAATCGTACCATAACCGGGTCGCCGTCGATGTATTTGTCGTCGGGTTTTATGCCTAATGCATAACTAACCAGGCCGGAAAGGTCGCCATGCTTTTGTATTAATGCAGACGCGTCTTTTTCGTTACTGTATTGAAATCGGGCGATGTAATCGCGCCCGGTGATCTCGGTTAGAACATGCGCCGCGAATATGCAGCAATCCGAATTGCCATATTCAAATCCGCGTTTTTTCCATGAGTTTAGCGCGTGTATAACTGCTGCTGTACTCGGTGCCATGTTCAAAACAACGAGCCAATGTCTATCGGGCCTATGCTGGGTCCACCTGCGATCGAGTCACTGGTGTTCGATTTCCATCGGATTTTTGCGCCGGATATCTTCGGTAGGAAATCAAAGAATAAGTCGCCAGTGTAAGCGGCTTGTAACGCCTGGGTGGTATATTTCAAACCTGATGACCGGTTAAACGCCGATAATTCCGACTCGCATTGTACCGTGATTGAGTCGCCACCAACGACACCAGCACTGACATTCATAACATCCATGTGCCCAGCCCACATCTGCAGCGGCGTATTTAATAGTTCGTCGTCGGCTGAAAGCGCCCCAATGTATATAATCGCGTCTCTCATGTAATAATCTTCTGTCATGGCTACACCAACTAACGTTGAATCCAGTGCGCTTAATGTCAATGTAACACCATAGGGGCTGACGTCTGACCCTTCTTCTAATGCTGATACCGCACCAAAATCACCAACGCCCAGCCAATCGAAACCACCCCAGGTATATGTCCCGATGCCGTTATGTACTCGCACGATGCCACTGGAAAAGTCCAGGTACGCAAATGTGAGAATGCTAACGTGTGGCGCTGCAAATGCCGCCGCACTGGCTGCCTCAAATGCTCTACTCATGCTAGAACGTCCTCGATCGCCTCAATTGTAAATGATGAATTAATGCCTGGGTTGTTGTCCCAGGATACTTTTGACGACAGTATAAAAACACCAAGGACCGGTACCGAGTAATCTACCACATCGTTATCGTTGGTTTGCTTGCGGATCGGTGGCGCGATCGAAAGGGAAACTTCGCCGCTACCATCGGAATCAGCATCCGCTGTCACCATGTGCAGTTCGTTGTTAAATGCCACGTAATCTCCGGACATTAGGTAATCGGAGACGGAGAATGTCGCTCCATCGCATACAAGTGTGCTACCAGACTGGTCAGCGCCGTTGATAAGTAGTGTCCCGCCGCCTGCACCGCGCCGCGCGAATGAATGATCCTGCAAATAGAACCTATGTTCTTGGCCGTTTAATTTGGCAAGGAATGCTTGCATTTCTGCCCGGTCTGAGCCGAACAAATTGTTGAATGTCATAGTTACGCGCCAGAGCGAGCCTTTCCGACCGGAAGTCTGGATTGCGTTGGTTAGCGGTGATCGAAAGGTTTTTGTGTTGGTGACTAACTCAAACGATGATTGGCTCGGCGTCAATTCCGGGAAACTGTATGTTGTCATGTTAGGCGCCCTCTGCGTAGCAAGTCTTGGACCTGCGCCACCGTTTGGCGGTTGGTTTGAATCATCGCCTGTTGAATTCTTATATCAACGTCTGCACCGCCGCCAGATGCGTCAACGTTGTTTACTATCGTAACACTACCTCCGCCGCCCATTTTATCGTTCGGCACAACGCGGCCACTTGTACCCATGTGCAGCAACTCAGGACCGCGTTCGCCGACGAGGTATGATTCGCCGCCCCGTACCTGTCCGCCCAGTGCCCTGGCGCCTACAGCGGCACCAGACAAGGCCGCAACTGCGGTTGCCATTGGTGTTGTTGCTGCGATCGCAGCGGCAGCCGCTGCGGGTGCTAAACCCGGACCGACTATCGGTATCGCCGCTGTTGATGCAAACGCGTTAAGGCCCGCCATCGCGACGGCTGCGGATGCGTTTAAACTCATAGCCGATGCCTCCCCTGCCTGGGCAGCCTTGCCGACAAGTTTTTGCACGACTTGGTATACAACCCACTGCGCGGCCATATCTGCCAATGCGCCGACCATTGATGCAGCCATGCCCCTGGCGAATTCTTTAAACGCATCTTTTGCCGATGAGGTACCTGTTAGGATTGACTCAAACGCGCCGGACATACTGGTGGTTAAATTTTGGGCCATGTTTGCGCCCATCATATCCATGTTGGTCAGTGCTTCGTTGGTCTGCTCTTGCCACTCGAGCAAGTATCCACTGCGGGCATCGAGATCGCGAAGGTCAGATTCGCGCTTTAATGCTGTAATGCCAGCTTGGTATTGTTCCTCGCTCAATGTTCGGTTAGCAAGCTCTAGGTCCAACCTGGT